CAACTATTATAGTTATTAGTGTAATTTTAGTACGATAACAGCAATAAAGTGTATATTTGCATTAAAAAAAATGGCAGCTCCAGTAAGTAATATAAATGCAAAAAAATGGAATCTTAAAAAATCCATTTCAATATTTAAAAAAGCAATTGAACTTTCTAATCAAAAAGAAATTTTCGACTTTGGAGTTAATGGAAAAAAAGAGGGATATAAATTTGATTTTATCGGGGAAATAGCTGCTGAATTAAAAGTATATAGAGAACTTTTCATATATTTAAAAGATACTTACAAAGTATTGGAAAGGCTTGATAGGCAATTACATACGAATATAGAGCGCAATTGTTTTTCAAACACGAAAAAAGGGATCATTAAAGAGGGCACCGGAATAATAAATTTAAAGTCAAATTATAAGTGGAAGGATAGAGTAGATTCTACAACTGACGATAAAGAGATAGTTCAGCATTTTGGAGGAGTGTCATTTACTGTATTCGATGGAAGTTCTAAAATATAATATAAGTCCTGTCCAGCTCCGGGCAATTCAATCACTGTTTAAAAAAAATATAAATAACCAGATAAATGAGGTTTTGTTTGGAGGGGCTAAAAACGGTGGGAAGTCATTTTTGGGATCAATAGCTCTAAATATGCTTGCATGTGATGACAGGTTTTCAGACCTGTCATTTTTTATTGCTAGACATACAAGAAAAGATTTGATTGATTACACTATTCCGACTATCAATAAATTTTTTAAGGAAAACAATTACGATATTAATAAATTTTGCAAGTATAACGGGCAAACTAACACTTTTCATTTTAGGAATAGATCAAGAATTCACCTCATAGATACAGCATTTCAACCGTCAGATCCTATGTATGAGCGGTTTGGGTCGATGGAGATGACCGGAGGATGGATAGAGGAAGGAGGAGAACATCATGAGTTAGCATATGAAAATTTAAAATTAAGCATCGGTCGGCAAAATAATGATAAATACAATATTCCTAAATTCTTACTTATAACATGCAACCCGAAAAAAGGTTGGATGAAGCGTGAGTTCTACGACAAAGATAAATCGGGTAATATCGAGCCTAATAAGACGTTTATAAAATCATTAGTCACTGACAACACTTTTAGGGCTGCCGGATCGGAAGATATATTGAATAACATAAATAATAAGCGTGATTTATTAAGATTGCGATTTGGGGAATGGGAATATGACGACGATGACTACGCTTTAATGCGATTTGAAAAGATAAATGACATATTCACTAATAACTTTGTAAAAAAAACAGGCAAGCGGTTTATAACATGCGATATTGCGTTATCAAATGACTCATTTGTATTAATAGTGTGGGACAGCCTCGTAATTATTGACGTTGTTGTAATAAATAAAATAGGAGCTAAAACTCTATGTGATACAATATTAGATAGTGCAAAAAAACACTCCGTGCCGCAGTCGCAAATTCTTTATGACGCGGACGGGATAGGAGCTTATTTGCGCGAATTTATCCCGTCCGCAATCGGTATCAATAACGGAGTTAAGCCTACCACGCCAGAATTTTACAATTTAAAATCGCAATTATATTATATGCTTGCTGATTTTATAAATGAAAATAAAATATATATTGACGCTCCTGTTAGCTTTGAAATAAAAAGTAGAATTATAGCAGAACTTCAAGTAGTAAAGATGAATCCAGACATCGTAGAAAAACTTGCAATACTTCCAAAGCCTAAAATTAAGGCAATGATAGGTCATAGCCCTGACATTTCAGACGCTATAGCATACCGGATGTTGGCGTTTCATATGTTCAATTATTGATTATATATTAATCGTAAAAAATTATTAAAAATTAATCAAAAAAGATTATACCTTTGTTAAAAAAAATACATGGGTGTGTTCTCATTTTTAAGTAATATTAAAAAACAAAAAGAAAGCAAAGAAATAGCTGTTAATTTTTTTGATGAGGATAAAGAAGATATTTACCCCCCAGCACCGCTAACAAGCAGCTATATATCTGACAAAGGGTTGTTGAATCTTTACAAGAACACACCTGAACTATACGCAATTATAACATATGTAGCTCAAGTTTGCTCAAATGTGACAATTAAGCATTATAAAAAACTTGTTAATGGCACCGAAAAAGAGGTTAAAAACTCAGAAATATTAGCTCTTTTAAAGAGGCCAAATGAGTACAAATCCAGCGAGTCTTTTTTAATTGATTTATTCAGCTCATTTTTTGTATATGGAAATGTCTATCTAAATTTTATGAGGCCAATAGGGTTTTCTTTCCCTTCTAAAATATATATATTACCGTCGTGCGACACTTTCCCGATACCTGTTAAATCAATAGACGACAAGGGTACTCCATATTTTGATACTGATCCACGATTGAATCCTGTACTACATTATAATTACTTCCTATCTCACAGTTATAAGAAAATCGAAAAAGAAACGATGTTGCATATTAAAGATTGCAACATATCACAGGAAGGTTCAGAATATTACCTAGGGTTTTCGAGACTTAGAGCTGCAATAAAAAGTAGTAATACTCTAATGTATTTATACGATGCGATAAATAACACTCTCGAAAATAGGGGGGCGATGGGAATTATTAAGAAAAATGACAGGCCAAACTCTGTAAGTCGTACATTGACATCTGAAGATAAAAGAAATATAGAAAGAACATTCACTAAAAATTACGGGATAACCGGTGCAAAAACACCAATAGCAATTGTAGACGCAGACTTGTCATATATGAGAATAGATGTGCCAATTTCTGATTTTATGCCTATTGAGTTAAAGGCTGATTTGGTAAAAACTATTTGCAGATGTATTGGCAATATACCAGACTCATTATTTTCCTCAGATAGCTCTAGTACTTATAACAATCAGATAATCAATGAAAGAAGAATGTACACTAATTGCATTATGCCAATAGTTGAACTCGTGTACAGTGAGTTGTCAAATTATTTTAAATTAGTGGAGAAGGGGGAAATTATTAAACCGTACTGGGGCGATGTCGAATGTCTGCAAGAAGACAATAAATTGATGGCAGAAGTCGAAAAAATAAGAAATGAAAATTTTAAAATAGCATACGATGCAGGTATTATTAGCAAAGAGTTTTGGCAGGAATCATTAAATTATCCAAAATATGAATCAGCACCGACCCCCGACCCGTCCACTGCGCAAAGAGCTGGAGGATGAAATAAAAATGAAGAAGAATCAATTATTGAAGAAATTAATAGTTAATAAAGATGTTTGAAGGATTCACTACGAAAAAAGAATTATTTGAATATCTTGTGAAAAACAAGGAAGAGCACATACGTCTAAAAAAAAATATAATCAAAACAACTGATAGTTGTTTTGCAAGATGCGAAAAGTATATACAAACGAAAGGATTTGATTATACTTCTAATGATGACGTAAAAAAAGGCATAATTACACGTGCGATTGTTGGGAATACATATAATTGGATGGATTCGCATAACGATGTACATATTGACGGCACTTTCACAAAAAGCATTTTAGAAAATAAGTCAAAAATACTTCATTTACACGATCATATTAATCAGTTAGTTGCAAAAGTAGGTAGACCAATCGACGTATTTGAACAAAAAATGAATTGGGTGGATCTAGGAGTTAAAATGTTAGGGACGACGACTGTGCTTATAATGATTTCTGAGATACGAAAAGATTATAACATTGCTATATTTAATCAATATTTAAATTCTGAAATAAATCAGCACTCAGTAGGGATGCAATATGTTAAATTATCGCTAGCAATAGATGATAACGAATATGAAGAAGAAAAAATAGTGTGGGATACTTATGTTGATAGGATAGCGAATAAGCAAAAAGCTATTGATACCGGATATTTTTGGGCGGTACAAGAGGCTAAACTATTAGAAATAAGTGCAGTAATTTCAGGAAGTAACGAAATAACGCCAACGCTGGAGCCGCAAAAATCCACTTTAAATGAGCCGGATAGCACTACAAAAGTTGACTTTGAATATTTAATAACCAATTTTAAATTATAAAAAAATGGATCAAACAGAATTGCTTAATAAAATGACAGGTGAGGTCAAGTGTTATATTGACTCATTTAAGTCTGAGTTGAAAAACGCGACAAAACAGGACATTGAAAATGCCATCTCGGCAATCGAAGTTAAAGTAAAAGACCTGAATGTTGATACACTGAACGCTTCTTTAAAAGAATTAAAAGAAGCGGCAAAGGCTCAGGGAGAATATTTGGCTACTTTTGAGGCAAAGAAAGACAGTAAAACTATTGATTTTGCTGAATTTCTCGAAATAAAAAAAGAGGAGCTTAAAAATGTAGGCAAAAATAACACTTTAGAGCTAACATTTAAGACTACCGCCGAAACTTCAATAGTAACAAGCTCTACGCTTAACGATAGGATGACAAAAATATCAATGCCGGATATAAATACTACATTAATGGAAAGCTTAATCCCGGCGTACAATCTTGGCGAAAACAACGGTGGGGTGCGTAGATATATCGACATGACAGCTTATACTTCCAATGCAGCTTACAAGGCAGAAAAAGCATCAATGCCAGAGGATGCGGCAACTTTTCAGGAGTATTCTATCAGCGTTAAAAAAGTTGGTACTACTATTCCAATTACGGAGGAATTCTTGTATGATTACAAACTGCTTTCTTCTGAAATTAAAAATAGACTTATTGAAGAGCTTAAATTAAAGATAGATGATAAATTATTGAATGGCACAGGAGCAGATGTATCAGGTATATACGGAGCTTACGCTCAATCATATGCAGTAGGGTCATTTGCTAATACAATTATAAATCCAAGCATTTACGATTTAATTTTAGTACTAAAAGCTCAAATGAGTGCTGGTAAAGCAAAGTATATGCCTAACTACGTAATTATGAATCCAGTAGATGTAATTACAATGATGTCTACAAAAAATGATTTAGGGGACTACGTAAAACCAACATTTGTAAGCAATGATTACATGGTAGTTGGCGGGGTGACAATAAAGCAGAGCAATTTGCAAACCGCAAACACCCTGACAATTGGCGATTTCAGATACTCAGAACTTATTAAAGCAGGTGATATAAATTTACAAATAGGTTATAATCTGAGTGAGGATTTTAGCAAAGGAATTCTAACTGTGAGAGCGGTGAAGAGATTCAATGCGCTTGTAAGGCATGTTGACCAAACAGGATTCACTAAGGTTACTTCTATTTCTGACGCTTTAACTGGTCTAAAAAAAGTATAATAATGTATTATAAAATTATTGTTAGCAAAATAGATGGCAGGGAAATAAAACTCCCTGCTATAATAGCCGATAAACTTATAAGTTCAGGGAGATTTTCGTTAGCAATGACTGAAGCTAAAAGAGGTCGAAAAAAATTGGATAACGAGTAATGGCCGCATTAGTAGATTATACATATTTTGTAGATCCAATTAACATCGATACTTCAAAGCAAGTTACTAAAGATAACATATTGCTGTACAGCGATATGATTGAAGAAACTTATATGCTTAAATTGCTTGGCGTTAAAGTTTACGGAGAGTATATTTGCGATAAAACAGCTACAAGATTTGTAGATTTACTAAAAAAACAATCATTCACGTACGACGGGATCACATATGTGAATGATATAAAAAAAATGGCAGCTTATTTTTTGTATTTCGAATTTACTCAAGATCAAAATAGTTTTAACACTATTTTTGGAGAGCAAAGGGCAAGTGTAGATAATTCAATAGTGACGCATAATTTTAAGCTGGTAGCTAATTATAATAGAGCTGTTGACATGTATAATATAGCGCGAAAATATCTACTTTCTCATAGTGCAGATTTTGAAGGATATTATTCTGAAAGTATTAAATACATAAATCACTATGGAATATGAAAGATATTGCAGATATTATTTACGATGCAGTTAAAGATATTAGCACAATAACACGGCCTGTTTATTTTTCAGTAGGAAACTGGGTAGAGCTATGTAGTGATCTTGCTGAAAATAGTAAGTCAAAAACATATGAATCTCAAAGATACCCTTTGATTTTGTTAAATTCAGATTATACAGAAAAAGTTGATATTGCTCCAAAACAAGCGCGAGTATCTAGCATAAAGTTGTACATAATTACGCAATCAAAGGGGATATATTCGACTGATGAGAGGAGAGCGCAAATTTACAAAACTATTTTAATCCCGATTTATAATGATTTTTTGAAAAGGTTAAAAACTGGCAGATATATCAAGAAAGTAAACGACACTTTGCAGCACGACGTAAAAAACCTTTACAGGCTATTTGTTGGGGACAAATCAAATAAATTACCAGACGATTTGGATGCAATAGAATTAACCTTTAACGACTTAGTTTATAACTTAAAAAAATGTTAAAAAATGGCATATTATTATTCAAGCAACACAGCAGATATAAATACCGGACATTTGAACCTGTGTGAAACAAATGAAACTGCTCCTGTTAAAATTATTTTAACTCCCAAAACCGCAGAAATAGCAACAAAGGCCGCAGCTTTATTAAAATCGACATGGTCAGCGGCGTTGGCAGCAGATAGGCCGGCGCGTTGGTATGCTTTGCCGGTTGCGGATCAAATGGCAGCAGCCGATGAAGAAGATACCCCTATTGATCGACCATTTAAAGGCGGCAAACTCGTAATATATGGGGACAAGGGGTTCACGATGGATTTTATGACAAATCCATATCTTACTCATATGCTAGCAAGTATAACACCCTCAAATCTTGCGTGTTTTGTGGTAGATCAAAATGAAAATATTAAAGGGTTGTCGGATGGCACTAAATTTTTACCTAGAGCAGTTACGTCATTTAATGTTAGCCACCCAACTCCAGCCCCGGGCGAGGCGCAAGTTACACGTATTGAAGTAAAATTTTCAAATCAAAGAGAGTATTTGAAAAAATACGAGCTTGTTAACCCAGCCGAGCAGAGTACAGGAGCTTGGAGCGCAAGAAATGACTTAGATAGCGTTTATTTTGTAAATCTTACAATAAATGGGGTATGGACAGCTACAGGGGGTAGTATGTCAATAATTTACGCTCATAATGGGGAGCCGGTTGTTGGGTTAGCAAAAGAAGATTTTGTAATTCCGGGAAAAACAGTATCTAGTATAAGCTACTCAGCAACTACAGAGCTATACACGATTGTGGGGTCGGGATTTGTAACATCTACATGCGATTTAGTCGCACCTAATAACAATAGTCTTTACCCTACACTATTATTAGAGAGTTCAGCACAAATGCCTTTTACAGTATCATAACATATGAAAGGAAAATCATATTTCGACCCTAATCCCGATTCTATCAAAAAAATGTCTTTTGATATGTTCAAAAAAAGTCATAAGGACAAAAATATTGATTATTTCGAAGGGTTCAGTGACGACGATTGGCAGAATGAATACGAAAAAATAACAGGTAAAAAAGTGATTAAAAAAGGGGAGTGAACTCCCCTTCTTTTTATGAGCATAAATGATTTAAATATAGCGATTCAGAATTTTAACGTTGTCATAGAACTTGATAAAATAGTTCTTAACAATGAAAAAGATATTCTTCAGCTAAATAAAGATCAATTAATGCAAGGTATTGATTCAAATAGTAAAGGACTCAGAGAATACCGCAATCCTGATTATGCTGAATATAAATTGTCTTTAAATCCGGCAGGGGTGACTGATTTAAAGGTTACAGGGGAATTTCATAACAGGTTAAAAATTGACATTGAGGACTATTCTATAAGTAGCACCGACGAGAAAAACAATAAACTTGTGGCAATGTATGGTTCGGAAATATTTGGATTGACATATTCGAATATGGCAGCTATTACCGATGAAAAGTTAACACCGCAGCTTACTAATGTCTTTCAAAATGCGATAAAATGAATGATGTTAAAATATATCGAAGTATTGATTCGTTACCTTTATTTAATTTTATAAAAATAAATGAAACCGATGATTTGCGGTACCTAATAATATTAGACTATTATGATATATTGCCGGATATTAGTGTAGAAGACGATATTTGGCAGGATATATTACTGCAAGTATCTGAGCTAAATGTGGGCGATATTGCAAAAAACTATATAGCATCCCTTAAATACTTATTATTACGAAGGTCTCAATTAAATATTATAACTGACTGCATTTTTATCCTTAATTATGAAGTAAGGAGCGACATCATTGAGATAATTGAAAAAAACATAAGAGTTTACAAGCCTGATTTTTGCTTTAAAATGTCGAATAAGATAGAGTATTATGATAGTTTGAGAGCTTGTAATAAGCAAGTCGAGGCGGCGGCAGCATTGATAAACATGAAAACAAGCGAGTTTAATAGCAAGTATAAGGCTAAAGGCTCTTCAAAAATAAATTATTACAATATATTGACTAACATGCAGCAGTATTTTAACAGGACTATTGACCCTAAATCTATAAGCACAAGGATGTTTTTTTCAATGCTTACTTATATGAATTCTGAAATAAAAAAACAAAAGGTAAGAAATGGCAGACGGTAAACTAGAGATAAAAGGCATAGAAGATGTAATAGCAGACGTTTCAAAATTAAAAAATGAAATGTCTGAACTCGTTAAAGTGATGTCAGAAGCGGTAAAAGTTAATCAGGAATACAAAGATACAAATTTAAAGGCCGCAAAAACATTGACTGAACTTAATAAGGCCGCGGCGGTTGCTAAAAAAACTGAGGAAACAAGTCTGCAAAATAAAATAAAGGCAGAAAAATTTAATAAAGAATTAGAAATTTCAGAACAAAAGAGAATAAAAAGCACATTAGATGCCGAAGCCGCTGCGCGCCGAAATGAAGCGCAAATAGAAAAATTAAACAAAACTACAGAGAAGGCAACAAAAAGTGGAAATACATGGCTTGCCGCACTTGGAAGTTTTCCTGCAAAATTCAATGTTATTGGCAATGTAATAGGGGGGTTTATTGTTAACGGGGTTCAAAAATTAATATCTGGACTTGGTAATGCGGCAATGTCACTTATTAATACGCGAAAAGAGTTCGAAAAGTATGAAGCTATTCTTAAAAATTCTCTAGGGTCGTCGGATGCTGCTAGGGCAAAAATGGAAGACCTTACTAAAGTGGCAAGTGAATTACCTGTTTCGTTAAATGAAACGGTCGGCGCATTTATAAAGTTAACAAATAGAGGCATAAATCCAACAATGGAGCAAATGAGGCAATTGACTGATGTTGCGTTGTCACAGGGCAAAAGCTTGGATATGTATGTCGAAGCTGTATTAGATGCTATGAGCGGCGAGAATGAGCGACTTAAAGAATTCGGGATAAAGGCAGTTAAAAATGGTGACACTACAAAATATACATTTAAAGGGGTGACAACAGAAGTAAATAATAGTTCAGAGGCTATAAATGATTACTTGATGTCAATTGGTAAAATGGGTGGTGTCGCGGGCACATCTTCTGTAGTGATGAATACACTGGAAGGCAAGATAAGTAATATGAATGATTCATTTGACAGGCTTAAAAATAATATAGGAGATGGAGCTTTCGGGAATGCTATCAAAGGTGTTATAAGTGCAATCGGCGGTATGGTTTCTGCGTTTGCCGATTACATAGCAACGCCTGTAAGTGAAAAAATGCAAGATGAGCTAACTGAAATAAACTTATTAGGATCTTCAATAACTTCGCTGAATGAAGGATCTAACGAGCGAAATAATTTGCTAAGTGAGTTACTAGCAAAATACCCTGAATATTTCAGTAATATAAATAAAGATACGCTTAAAAATGATGAATTTTTAAAAGTACTTGCAAAAGTAAATGCAGAATTAGAGAAGAAAATTTTGCTACAGCAAGGCAAAGAGGGAGTTGAATCAATACAGAAAAAACAATTAGAGAATCAAAAAGAGCAGGTAGATATAATTAAAAGAATAAATGAGCTATATAAAGAGATTTTCGGAAGTTATGATGCCGAACTTTCTTTGAGTGAAAAAAAACTAAAAGTGCAACAAAAATACTCTGATTTGCTCATGCAACAAAAATACTCTAGTTTACGCAGTTATACAGATGAAAAATTCTTGGTTGATAAGATTATTAGCGCATATTATCTTTTAAATGATGTAAAAAACGAAGGTAGAGATTTAGCAATATTAAAAACTAAGGCACTTATTGATGAAACGGCTGCGGAAACAGCTCTGTTAAAAACTGGTAATTATATTTTAGATCAAAAGGGGGAACTTATAACAAAAGAAGAGTATCTAAATAGTATTAAAGTTAAAAATTCTGAATTGTCAGAAAAAGAGAAAAAAGCACAGGAAGATCAAGCTAAAATGATTGCCTTTTTGACTGAAATGACAATAAAATATACAGAGGCCGTTCGGTACAAAGTCATTACAGAAGAGGAAGCTGCGCAAGAAATTCAAGATTTATACACAGGTACAAGTCAGTATTATATTGATAATTTAGAAGAGAGCAATGCAATAGCATCTCAAATGCGAGATGAGCAGTTAATTTATGATTTGGAGCAAGCCGGGGAAAATACACAATTAATAGAGCAAGCCTATGACGATCATAGGACTAGAGAATTGGAGTCTCAACTGTCATACATGGAAATGCAACGGCAAATAATCGCTGATAATGACGCATTGACTATTGAGGAAAAGCAGGCGAAGGCGATACAACTAGCTCAGATAGATGCAAATATAGCTGATCAAAAAGTAGCTATATATGAAAACGCAAATAAAAAGCAATTTGATAATGCGAAAGCAAATTTTGAAAAGGAAAAGAAGTTAAAAGATATGCAGACCGAGCTATACTTTAATTTATCAAAAAGTATAGTTGTGGCAGGGGCGATGATGGCCGCAGGTCAAAAAGACGCTGCAAAAAATGCAATAAAATCTATGGTGTCAATGGCATTAGACCAACTAACTGCAATTGCCTACGCTCAATTAGCTATCGCGACGGTACAAAGTTTAGCTAGCCCAGAGAGTGTAATGACTTGGGGAGTTGCTGGGTCGGCTAAAAGTGCAATACTAGGGGGGCTTATTGCCGGGGCTGTACAAGTCGCTAAAATTGGGATAAATTCAATTATTGACAGATTTGAAAAGGGTACAAATGACGCACCTGGCGGATTGGCTTTTGTTGGCGAAAAAGGTTCTGAATTGATAAAATTCCCAGATGGGCGACAAATGATAACACCGTCTTCCGCAACACTTGTAAACCTACCGAAACACTCCGAAGTTATCCCGGCTCATTTGGTTGCTAAAGAGTTAGAAGATAGTTTAAATAGTGCTGATATTATTTACAAAAATGACAACACAGAGGTGATTGAGCTACTTAAAAATTTGAATAAAAAACAATCAGTTAATTTTTCGATTGATAAAAACGGAATACATGTTATAAGCAGAGCAGGGCAAAAGACAACAAATTGGCTAAATAAAAGATACAGGGGCACATGTTGAGATATACACTTATAGATTTAGAGGGGAACTCAATTGTTTTGCAGGGCGCAAGTTGCCCCGCAAATGTAGATAGTTTTTCATTGCAGTTCACGCGGCACAAAAAATATCATAGTGTACTGAGATCATATACTATTAGTGAGGAATTTCACGGGGAAGCAAAAAAATTTATTGATAATATAGTATCAAAATATGGATGGAATGCTGAGATTGAGGCGACTGTAGAAATGTTAGATAGCTATACTCTTCAATATATAACCCTTATAAATAAAGGTAGGGTAAGTTTAAAAAATTGGTTAAAAACTGAGTTAAAGACAAATGTAAATTTAGAAGACAGTAGTTTTGAAACAAAAGTAATAAATAGGGAAGATGTAGAAGTCGATTATAATGCTATGACAGATCTAGAAGGTCATAGCATTGCTAACTATCTAAATCCTGTAATTAACATAACACTCAGAGGTATAGGTTCTGATAGCACATTGATAAAGGCTATATATCCAGTTCACGCATTTGAAAAAGTATTGCGGGTATTAACCGGGGAGGCGTATCCGGTTGATACTGTAAAAAGTGACGTGTTTACGCTGACACCGTCAGAGGGCAAGTATTGTAAAAGAATGATTTCTAGTGGCAAGATGATTAGAGGATATGACGATATCACTATTCCTTTAAGTTTTTCGGATTTATTTGACACTTTTAACGCACAATCATGTATAGGTGTTGGGTTTGAAAAAACAGAAACAAACAAAACAAAAGCAGTAATAACCGACAGAAACTATTTTTATCCCAAAACATTAACATGCGAAATAACAGATATTCACGATCTCGAATATGAATATGATGAGGATTTAATTTTTACAAAACTAAATGTAGGTTATTCAAATTTTGAAAAAAAAGCGAACACATACGGGCAATCTGAATATAATAATAAAGCTGTTTATTCTACAAATATAAATCAATTTTCAAAAACAATAAACATAATATCACCTTACAGGGCGGATGGTGTGCAAATAGAGAATTTAAGGACAAAAGCGGCGACTTCGGAAAATAACACTTCTGACAATGATATTTTTGTAATTGATTGCTTAACAATAAATGATGCTTTGATCAGCAGGAAGCAGGAAGGTTTTCAAAATGTCGGGGGAATTTATGGGGAAATAGAATTATATACTAATTTATTTTTAAGCCCAGCAAGAATGATAAAAGCCCACGGGTCATGGCTGTCAATCCCATTCAATTACGACAAAACTAAAAAATTATCATTTCAAAAAAATGAAACGATTTCGAAATTAGAGACAAGAGCAGATAATGAGGAAATTTTCACTAAAGATAGTGCTGATATAGTCGCGTCAGACCTAGAGGACAGCATCTTGACAGGAAGAATTATTAAATTTAATTGCACCTTTAACGCTCAAATATTAAATTTGATTAATAATTCACCAAATGGACTGATTAAAATACAATCATATATTGAAAATAATAGTAATTTTGGATTTATAAAAGAAATACGGGTAAACCCAACAGACGAGCAGCACAATGTCGAGTTATATGAGGCAAAAAATGTATCTGACATTGAAAAATATGGTTATCTGCTTGATGAGCAAGGAAACCCTATAATGTTAGAAGATGGCAGTTTAATTATACTTGAAAAAATGAGCACCTCAAAAAAAATAAGTCAGCTAGATGAAAAGCAGAGTTTAGACGATAACGACTTAATAGTAATCGCAAGTAATGGGGAAAATTATCAGATGACAGGAAGCGCTTTAAAAGCCTCTTTAAGACTTGAATTGAATGAGGTTTTAAATTACACTATTCCGGCAAATACTTCTGAATATATTATAACAATTGGGGCTTTAAGTACCGCAAAAACGTTCATTATAACTTATCAAACTGAGCGGGATACAAGGCAAAGGGCTGGATTGATGACGGTAAAAGCAATAGATCAGTTTAACGCGCAAGTAGTACCTTCAGGCGAATTAATTATCCCTGAAGATTTTGGTCAGACGGGTGGAATAATAGGCATAAGTGCTGACGTTTATCAAAATCAAGTTAGACTAAAAATAAGCACCGACAATGAAGATTCTTATAATACTAGCGTGAAATTAACTGTCAAAGCATTATGATAGTAGAGATTCCCAGAGCTAACCCTTTAAGATTCGTAAACATGTACGAATACAACACTAACATGTACACGCATGAGAATCGGCTTTTGCAAGATGAGGGATTAGATCACAATGACGGGATTTGCTATTTTCAAAAATATTCAACAAATGACGGCATAAGGGTGCAACTTAGAACAGATTATTCAAATATTACTCTTAAAATTTACGATCTCACAGATTCTCTATGTCAAATAGTAACTTTAAATGATCAAAATGCCGGACTCGGTAATAATGTAAAAATACTTGAAGGACTTGTAAATACTAGCATTTTAGGGGGTGTTTATTATGCTAAAATAGAGGCACAAGGGGTTGGATTAATTACTTATACATTTAAATCAGAATACTTTGAAATAGATGATTTCTCAAAAACCGCGCTAATTCAATGGAGTGAAAGCAGTTATTCTGGGCTATATTTTGGAAGTTCTCAAAAATTTGGATTCAGAATTGACGCAAATATAATAAATGCCGAATATGAGGAAGATGCTGACAGTTTTCAGGCATTTAATAGTAGTATTGTGAACCTTAAGAGCACGACGCGAAGAGTAGTTATCTTTAAAACTGATCCAATTCCGAGATATATATATGAAAAATTAATTTTAGCGTTTGCGCACAAAAAAGTTTGGGTAAATAGCATTGAGTATGTATCTACAGGCACGAGCGCTAATGTCATTGATAATACTTTGATGTATCAATTTGAAAAAAAAATAACACAAGCAAATTACGAGGTGTATGACACATTTGACGGCTCATCGGGGGGAGGAGGGGAAGCCCCAGAATCCGGGACATCGGCTATGAGCTCAGATGGAGTAAAAATGCGAAGTATTGACGGTGTTAAAGGGAGAAAACCATTTTAAACAAAAAATATATGGCAGAATATGATTTAGTTAAAATAGAGGATTTAGTAGCTGTATATAATCCAACTACTGGTCACTACATAGAGACTCAAAAGGCAGGTAGTACAAGTAATCGACTTGCACTTTCTAGCCTTATGAGTGCAGAAGGCGAGGGTGGAGTATTTCATTACTTTCAAAAAATAGGTACTTGGAATATGCAGTCAAGCCCACGAAAAACTATAACATTATCAAATCCTTCTACGATATTAGGAATTCGACCGGGGTGGATAAATGGTGACGATTCAAAACAATACTCATTTGGAGGCATTTATGATCCTTATTTTTATCAAAATTTTCATTATACAGGATACGCGCGAGTGAGTGGGGTTGCAACAAATACGTCTTCAACATCAACAGCAGTAACAGGATCGGCTGGAATAGGTAGAAAATTGATAGGTTATTTTTTTATAAATGAATCCGGGCAAGGTACTTATAATGAGTTAGGAAACAGCCCAGAATTTTCGCTAGGATCAGTCACTGACGTTGGAGACAATGTAAGAAGAGTTAGCTATACAAGTACAATAGTTCCACGATTTGAGATACAACAATATAGTACTTCCGTTAACCCGACGGCGGCATCAATGATAAGCTATGGGCTTAATTATATTGACATTTTATTTCAGCAAACAAATAATGATAGCTTTAAACCCGCCGTAGAAGTAAAAGTATATTCGCAGTATTCGCAAGATACTCATACTCATGCCATTTCTGATCACACACATAATATACCTTCGATAAATTCTGAAGGCTGGGCAAGCGGGGGGTATAATTGTAAAGGAATAAATGCCTTTTTTGAATGGGAAATAGGATCTAGCACCTTATACCTGACGCATAATTATACAAATGACGTTGGAGCTGGGATAGATACAGCTTTTGGACAACCGGCATCGCGTAACGCAACAGGAATACTAGAGAATTTTAAAGGCACGAGTGCAAATCGTGGATATATTGAAATAATTAGAAAGTTCGATCTATGAAAATACTAATAATACTTATAATTATACCAGCTTTTGTTTTTTCTCAAAGCCCAGTGAAAGTAAAAAATTTATGGGTTGATGACAGTATAAAAGTAGGCAATACAATTGCTTGCGACTCAATACGCGTCCAAAATTTGTGGCTAAGTGAGAAAACAAATTTTGGAGGAGCAGATTCATCAATATTCAAAACAAATTACAGATTTGACAATGACACGGCGAATAGTATTAATACCGGTACAATCACCCCGTGGAGGTGGTCATTTTGGAATTCTAAACAAAAACAAATGCCATTCGACACGCTGTCATTTAATACTTACTCGCCAGCTTCTGCGAACCCCGGCACTGTTAATTACACTGATGGTATTATCAGTGTAAAGAGTGATATAACAGGAGTATCAATGGCAGTAGGGGAGGAACTATGGAGTCGAAAAGTAAAAAATAACACCTCTGGAATAATTAATGCCGGAACGGTAGTGAGGATTAATGGGAATGTTGGAGGTAATATGACTATTGCGAAGGCTAGCTATTCTACTGCTGATAGTTGCAGTGCATTACTAGGAGTTGCGACTCATAATATTGATGTAAATGGATTTGGGCGTGTGACGCTTATAGGTAAAGTTGGGAATTTAAATACAAGTACTTTTAATGCAGGTGATACTTTATATTTAAGTCATTCAGGATTATTACGAAAAACAAAGCCAACTACGGGAATACCTATACGTGTAGGATATGTTGAGTATTCTAATAATAATAATGGCAGAATCATTATTTGTATAGATCGGCTATCCGATATAAGATCAACAACTGCAACAAATTTGACAGGATTTTTGTTTGGAACGGGCTCATTAGTTAGATCCTCAACAGCGTCGGATACGGCTACTAATAGCTTACATGGATTGATGAGCTCCGCAGATCACGCAAGGCTCTCGAATAGTTTAAGCGGCGGCGGCACCTCTGGACGAGTACCATATTATGGGCCAGTGGCAACTACCCTTACTAATAATTCTTCATTTACATTTTCGTCGCCAACTATTACGTTGTCAAATTCAGTAGATGGTTTTCAAAAATATATACTGTGCAGGAATACGTCGTCAGGTACAGGGGCTGTCGCTCAAATAGTGTTAGGAAATAATAATTATTCAAGTGATTTTTCCACAGGAGCTTTCGCAATAAGAAAGTATGGTGCAAATTATTCTACAACCCCAATATTCGCGGGTTCTGTAGGATTTATGAACTATTCTAATACCCCAATATGGTTTGGTACCAGTGCAAATCCCAGAATGTTTCTACGAGCTGACGGGAATTTACAAATGATTGGCACAAATAGCATACAGCTCGGGGGTACAGCAACTACAGACGACAAGACGCACTCAATATCTTCTGATAATTCGAAAACATTAACAATATGGCCAGCTTCGGATGATGCAAATGCTATAAAAATAGGGAATTCAATAAGAACTATTTTCCCGTTAATTGCAAATACAAGTAACGGGTATCTGTATAAAGATGATGCAACAAAATCAGATTCAATATACGCAGTACGTAAGTGGGTTCAAAATAGGATCGATTATGCAGTAAACGGAAAATTAAATTATGTAGGTACATATGATGCTTCTGTAAATCAATGGCCGTCTACTGCAAATATAAAAAAGGGCGATTGGTGGCAGATTGCTACAGGCGGGACGCTTGGAGGTGTT